CCCAATGTGTGGGTAGCTCAACTGGGGCCGGGTGGTGGTTAGGCACCAGGTCTGGAGTCGTGTATGGTTACGACAACAGCCTCCTTGCGGTTGTGCGCTCCTAGGCGCTCTGGATTCTTAACGATGCTCACTCCCACCGGACTTTCATGTATTGTCTAGCAAATCTATTCTTAAGTATGCTAGAGCCGGTGGCCAACGACAAACCGTGGGTTGTGAATCTTGTGTGCACAACGTCGTCAACCTGATTGCAGATGGAGATCTGCTTCTGATCATTGTCGGAAGCGTCCTTTAGTGACTTGGACATGTGCTTGATGTCTATTGCGGCCCCGGACAAGCAGGACAGATCAACATTCCATTCAAGCCAGTCCTTATCCATGAGATCCTCGAGTTCACGTTGTAGATGGAGGTCAATACCATACTTTTCGCTGACCAACAATCTGTCCTCGCTCGTAGGTTCGGATGGAACTTGCCAAACTTTCATGTCAGTAGCTCTCTTAATGATATCATACTTTTGGCTGTCGTGCAACGTGATTTGAAATCCCCGGGTAATGAACAAAATGCGATCACACATCTTTCCGACTATCGGCAAGTGTGGATAGCAGTACTTGTAAGACAGAGCCTTGGAGCGCAATAGGGACTTAACCTTATTGTCTCCGCAGTTTTTGTACTTGTCTTCCATCACAAAGAAATTCCTTAATATTCTCCTGGGGTCCGTCACGATGTGCTTAGCCATCAGGTTTCCTGTAATCCCACAAAAAGAAGCTTCTGTGTAATTTTGAACCACATCCATGTCGCAATTGATACCGAGGTTGTCGATGCTTTTCTTCGGCACCTTGAATGCAGTCATGATGCCATCATCGCCCTCCACAAGGCATTTGAAATTCGTGGCCTTTATCAACTTTTGGCTCAAGCCTCTCTCAGACTTGGTGTATAAATACTGCATAATGCTCAGGTTCAACAAGCCGTTCAGACAAGAGGTCCATAGCGCCCCCGACATTAGGCGGTTCTCGCAATAGACCGTGATGTATTTGAACGTCATTTTGTTGACTCCCTCGAGCATTGTCATAATCATATCACGCAGCATGGGGGACACGGACAGCCCAGATAGTATGTATGATACGCTGTCCTTCATGGCCTCTGCAAAGACCCCGACATGGTGTGATTCGAAAGAACTGAAGTCATTCTCGATGACTGGACTGTCTCCGAACATATTGAAAAGGAGATCATTCCATGTTCTGGGATCTGTCCCTTTGATGAAGAATCCACACTTACAAATCTTCTTCTCCATTGACTTAATGATCGCATAGAGAAGGATCTTACTAGAATCTGAGTACGAGTTTATGATTCGATTTACCTTTGGTTCATTAAACGATTCAGCTTTGGAGAAAGCTTGTGCTTGCATGACCGTCTCAAACGGATTCTTATTTTTGCTCGTGACGTCATATTTCTCAAGTTCAGCTCGTTTCAATTGTTCGATCCTAGTGTTGCTATAACTAGACTCCTCCAATGCCTCCTCCAGGGACATTAGCTCGGAGTCCGCCAGCTTTCCAACAAACTTCCTAACGAAGGCAAGAGTGAATTCGTAATACTCTCTCGCTTCCTCATTATCCAATCTACTCGGCACCAACATCTCTCTACCCACCCTATGTACACATCCATCAATCATGTTTTGCGGATGTCTAAGATCGCAGATATTCGGCATGAGGTCTGGCCAACCCGTAGTCGGATTACGAAATCCGTAGGGTGTGATAGTGGCCACATGTTGTCTTCTGCAATGTCTGGACACAAAACACGAAAATTTACTCATCCTAGTTTTGACACTGTCATTTCTCCTAAGATGGAGGCCACGCAGGGTGTACTCCATTTCGCTCGGATCCTTGAGAGGGATATCAAAATCCCGTGTCACATAACCCAAGACAAGGAGTGGGCCTCGTCTCGGGACAATGAGTTTAAATTGCCCATCTTAGAAATGCAATGCAATGCTCTAGCCATAAAACCCTCACGATGATCGGATGAGCTCTCGAGAGCGTGCCTACTCTCGTCAACATTCACAATTCTGTCAAATTTGCGCATAGAGTTCTCCACGCTATTTTGCAAATCCTCAGGCCTGATCGGAGCCTGAAAACTAGCGTGAAATTTCTCATAATTGTACACCCCTAGTTCCTCTACATCTTGCACAGTATGGAAAAGGCATAGCGGTATGGTGTGTATGAGAAAAAGTACACATATTGAAAATATGAATGCCGATCGACTAGAAATGATGGGTTGAGCAAGTGTTGCTGAAGGAGCAGTCTCGATTCGTGGTTCGCATACGATCCTAGTGACCACAATCGAGGTGTCGTACCCCTTGGGCGCTTGACTCAGGTAAATGTAGGCATTGGCCAGGTCAACAACTATAGTTTCTGCCAGGTACAGCGGCAGATCAATGATGCTTTGGATAGGGCGCATTGTGTAATACTCCGTCTTCCTAGTCAACGTTTGATTCTCCCTGACCCTGCGACACTCAGTATAATTGTTAGTGAATATGAATTGGCCAAAAATCCGTTCATATATAAAGGGACTCTCTTCCTGCCTAAGCACTCCTGAATCCACGTAAGATACTAGCATTACTCCTGCTATGGTAATGAAAATTACATTGATTAGCAAGAACAAGAAGTAAGAGGCCCGGGCAAATCTTTGATTGAGGTACTTGGCATCCGCCTCATGTGGCTCATTGCCGCATGCTGCATGTAGTGTCCTGAGTGATTGCACCAGAGTACTGCAAATCTTGGGGATCAGTCTGGTAAGTGTACATCTCAGGTAGTAAGCATGATAATCAGCAGCTTTGTCGATGCTTCTGATGCTGACTGGCCGGTTGTCATGTTCTGGGTAATAAGAATGCTTCTTGACCAGGTCATATTCATTAAAGGCTGTGAACTTTCTGAGGCTATTTGATTCACTAGAAATATTCTTCATGTGATCATAAGCGTCTGAGTAAAACCGTGCTATAGAAACTTGGTTCGGGGGTTCAGCAACCTCACGGGGCTTCTTGTGAAGTGGTAGACTCTCGGCTCTCTCTTCCTCTCTCTTTTC